AATTATGCTGACTTAGATTTAACGTTTATCATTGATGAGAATATGGAAAACTATCGTGAGATTTACGAATGGTTAAAGGGCATTGGTACACCAGATAATTTAGAGCAATATGATAAATTAAAGAACAGTGTAGATGGTGACCAGTCAGATATAACTATTATGTTATTGAACTCTCATAAGAATCCTAATATAGAATTCACATTCTCAAACGCATTCCCAATAGGTTTAACACCTATATCACTTGACCTCGCTCAACAAGACGTTGTATATGCAGAAGCAACGGTTACTATGAGATACGATGCTTTTGACATTAAGAAAATGTAAAAGGAGTTATTTTGCAAAAAATAATTGAATGGTGGAAGAAAGTTATTTACGAGGAGTACCACCTTACAGTATGGTATCAAAAAGAAGCGACCATCTCAAAAGAAGGTGTAAAAACCATCACACGAAGTAAACACGAATATAAACTCAAAAAGATTACTAAGAAATCGCCTAATCATATTGTAGGTAAAGATATTAATGGTAGAGCTTTTGAGATACGTACCGTGGAACCTTTCGATTACCAAATCAGAAAAATATACTAATCAACAGTTGACAAATGCTATTTTTTATGGTATAATAGTACCGTTAATAAAAGCATAGTTGGATTTTTAAATAATGGATACAAATCAAATTTCAGAAATATGGGCAAAGGATGCTCCCATCGACGAAACAAATTTAGTTGGTGAAAGTAAGCGCATTCCTTTATTACATAGTAAATACTATAACATGTATTACAAAGAAGTTTTACGTGTTAAAAAACTCAGAGCAGAATATAAAGAACTTGAAAGATTAAAGCGTGAGTATTACGATGGTTCAATGGACCAGGAAACACTTAATGAACATGGTTGGAAACCTTTTCAGTTAAAAGTTTTACGTAATGACTTGGATAAATATATTCAAGCGGATAAGGATATTATTAAGTTAAGTTTAACGATTGACTTTCATTCCGCGAACGCGAACTATTTAGAAGATATTATTAAAACGATACACAGCAGAAATTTCGTTATTAAGAATATGATTGATATTCTAAAGTTCCAAGCTGGAGATTATTAATGATAAAGTGGTTTCAAAAATTAATTGAGAAACCTTTAGAAGAGAATAAGGTCGACCAAGCATTAATGCATAATCTTCCCGTGATGGAAGAAGAGTCAGACCCAGAAGATTTAACCTTAGAAAACGCGTATCGTACGAGATGGATTTGGTACCATACTATTCTAGCAATACTTATCTTCTTTACGAATTTAATACTATTTGGTATTTTTATTTTATTAGCAATTAAGTTATAAATTATGAGCGAAGTGATTAACGTCGAACACATTAATAGTGTACACATGAAAGTGACTGCCGATGGTGGTGTTCGTCAAGAAATCGCTCAACACTTTTCTTTCCGACCTGAAGGTTGGCAATTCCACCCAAAAGTTAAAATGCGAGTTTGGGATGGATACATTCATTTATATCAACCATTAAGACCTAAACTATACGTTGGTCTATTTCCACACCTCAAAAAATTCTGTGACGATAGAGGTTATACTCTTAATGCACCAGATAATATTGGGTTAGATGAACAGATTGATGATGATTACGGTATACAACTTGCAAAAGAAATCGATTGTAAGTTTACTCCACGTGATTATCAAAACGAATATATCGTTAACGCTTTACGTAAAAGACGTTCACTATCATTAAGTCCTACATCTTCTGGTAAATCATTAATCATTTACTTAATTCAACAACACTACTATCAAGCATTCGGTCATCGTACTTTGATTATCGTTCCGACAATTGGATTGGTACATCAAATGGCTGGTGACTTTAAAGATTATGGATGTGACCCAGATATTATATACACTATTCAAGGTGGTGTTGATAAGAACACAAAAGCACCTATCGTAATTTCAACGTGGCAATCTCTCACTAAACAACCTAAGGAATGGTTTGACCAATTTAGAGTAGTGATGGGAGATGAAGCACACACTTTCCAAGCGAAGTCACTTACGACAATTATGGAAAAACTTACGAACTGTGAGTATCGACATGGATTTACTGGTACACTCAAATCCTCAGAATCAAAAACTCATAGGTTAGTATTAGAAGGTTGCTTTGGTCAAGTAAAGAAAATCATTAATACAAAAGAACTCATGAACAAGGGAACAGTTGCGGACTTCAAAGTTAAAGCAATCGTTCTATCACACAACAACGATGCTCGTAAAACATTTAAGGACGCGATTAATAAGGTCAAAGATAAAGTGAAGAAGTGGCCGGCTGAAAGAGAGTTTATCGTTAATCACGAAAAGAGAAACAATTTTATTAAGAACTTAGTACATAGTCTCGAAGGTCAGAATAATCTCATATTATTTGATTTGGTTGAGAAACATGGTAAGGTCTTAGAACCCTTGCTTCGCAAGGACGGACGTCAATTACATTTCATCTATGGTGGAACATCAGGTGAGGAGCGCGAAAACATTCGACATCTTGTTGAGAATGACAAAGAAAAAAGACACGACATTCTCGCAAGTTATGGAGTCTTCTCCACTGGTGTGAATTTAAAAAGATTAGATAATGTAATTTTTGCTTCAGGGTCGAAGTCTGAAATTAAGGTACTACAATCGATTGGTAGAACGTTAAGGAAAGCTGATGATTCGAAAGAAGCGACTTTATATGATATCGCGGACGACCTTTCTGTGGGAAGTTTTGAAAATTATACTTTGAAACACTTCAGGAAGAGGATTGATATCTACGGGACGGAAGAATTCCCGTTTAAAATTTATACTGTGGAAATTTAGATACTAATATATCTTTAAGGCTGGTAGCCTAATTATACCACAGCATTTTAGAGTTGTCAACTGTTTTTTGCAAAAAAGTGAAAATAATTGCATATTTTAACAAAAAGGTTGACATTTCGGTCATTCTGTAATATAATTTACGGATATTATAACATGGAGAACATGACATGGCAAAGAAAAGAAACTATGTCAATAACAAGGACTTATTACAAGCCTTAATTGATTATAGGGACGCTGTGAAAGAAGCGGAAGATTCTGGTGAGCCAACACCTCAAGTTCCCGAGTACATAGGTAAGTGTATCTTGTTAATATCAACGAGACTCGCAACTAAACCAAACTTCTCAGGATACTCATACAAAGAAGAGATGATTTCAGATGGAATTGAAAATTGTCTGCAGTACTTGCACAACTTCAATCCAGATAAATCTCAAAACCCATTCGCTTATTTTACGCAAATCATTTGGTACGCATTCTTAAGACGTATTCAAAAAGAGAAAAAGCAAACTTACATCAAATTTAAAGCATCACAAAATATGTTAACTCAGGCGATTATCAATGATAGTTCTGACCAGAACATTCAAATGCAAGAACCACCTGAATATATTAGTGAGTTTATTGATGACTTCGAAAACAAGTTAAACAAAAATAAAAAAGGAAAATAAATGAAAGTATTAGTCTTTGGACTTCCGGGTTCAGGCAAAAGTACGTTATCAGAACCACTCGCTGAGTTGGTTGAAGGTGTCTGGTTAAATGCAGACGCAGTAAGAGAAGAATATGATGATTGGGACTTCAGTGATGAAGGTCGTATGAGACAAGCAATGAGAATGAAATATCTTTCGGATGGTGTCTCTAAAGCGGGGAAGATTGCGATTACAGATTTCGTTTGTCCGTTCCAAAAAGCACGTGACGAGTTTAAACCAGATTATACAATTTGGATGAACACAATCAAAGAGGGAAGGTTTGAAGATACAAATAAAATTTTCGAAAATCCTGAAGAAGCCGATTATATCGTTGATGCATTTAGACCTCAAGAAGAATTGAAGTTAGAACCAATCTTAGAAAGGGCATTTAGAAAATGGCAAGCTCAGTAAGTGCTAAAAGACATATTGCGAAAACACTCACGTGGAGAGTATTAGCAACCACTGATACTTTTCTTATCGCATGGTTAATTACAGGTCAATGGGATTGGGCAGCAGGGATTGCATCAATCGAAGTTGCAACCAAAATGATTCTGTATTATTGGCATGAGAGAGTTTGGTATAAACATATAAACTATGGAGTAGAAAGGAATGATTAGTCCAGAAGAAGCATTCGATTATAAGAAACCAACAGTTCAAATGTTGGGTAGATGGCAGCCTTGGCACGACGGTCATACACAATTATTCAAAAAAGCCTTGACAATCACGGGACAAGTTGTTATAATGGTACGTGACGTTTTCAATTATGATGGAGATGCTGGTGCAGGACGCACAGTAACTCAAGATGATAATCCATTTGGAATGGTACAAGTCATACATGATATTGAAAAAGGATTAGCAGAACACGGTTACTTGAATGGTCGTGAGTATTTAATATTGGAAGTACCTAACATCGTCGATATATCGTATGGACGAGGAGTTGGTTACACATTTACAGAGCATGATTTAGGAGAAGAAGTACATAATATTTCTGCGACAAAGATTAGAGCTCAAATGAGAGAAGAAGGTAAATTATGAAGTTAGTATATTTTCCAGACCCAATTTTGGCGAAGGAACTTGAGGAAGTCAATCTTGAGAATCCAGGATTTGATGCAGTTCAATTAAAGAAAGATATGGTCGAACTTATGATAAGCAAAAAGGGTTTAGGACTCAGTGCTTGTCAAGTTGGTTTAGACTATAAACTATTTGTTATGGGAGAAGATGCTGAGACCGCGATTATGGTAATCAATCCAGAAATCGTATCAGTCAGCGAAGAACAAGTCAACGAAGTTGAAGGATGTTTAAGTTTCCCAGATGTATTCATGCAAATTAAAAGACCATCATTCGTAATCGCAAAATGGTTTGACGAAAATATGCAAGAACAAACAGGTAAGATTGAAGGTTATGGAGCGAGATGTTTCCTACATGAATATGAACACCTTCAAGGAATTACCTTTAATAAAGTCGTATCTCGTGTAAAGTATGAAAGAGCACTTAAAAAGAAAAGTAAGATTGTGAAACAAAGAGGGATGTTAGCTAAGTATCTTTCTATGATGAAACAAACTGAAGACCATAGTGTAAAAGTTGAAAAGGCTGATGAAGACGTCACGTTAGATTTAAACACAGCCAAGGAGTAGTATGAAAATTGCAATCGTCACCGACATTCATATCGGTGCAAGAGGAGATAGTCGTGTTTTCCACGAAGTTCAAAGAAAGTTTTTCCAAGAAGTATTTTTTCCATACTTGGACGAACATGGTATTACTACCGTATTTGATTTGGGCGATACTTTTGATAGGCGTAAATATATTAACTATGTGAGTCTACAAAAGGGTAAGGAATTCTTATTTGACGAGTTAGCAAAAAGAAACATTGATTTCCACGCTTTAATTGGAAATCACGATACGTATTATAGTAATATGAACGATGTTAACAGCATGAACCTATTACTTAAAGAGTATCCACAATTTACATTATACCAAGATGATGCAGAACATCTTACATTAGGTTCAACTAAGTTTTGTATGCTTCCTTGGATTACAAAAGAAAATGCTGAACGTAATCTTAAATTCGTAGAAGAATCCGATGCTCATATTCTTATGGGTCACTTAGAAGTAAAAGGTTTCGAAATGATGAGAGGTGCTTTATGTACTCACGGTTTAGATATGAATGTGTTTAAACATTTTGAGTCTGCATACTCAGGTCACTTCCATCACCCATCACGTTATGGTAATGTAGAATACCTTGGTTCACCTTATGAAATGACTTGGTCTGATTATGGTGGTAGTAGAGGATTCCACGTTTTCGATACTGAAACTCGTGAGATGATTAAGATTGAGAATCCTAATCGTGTATTCTTCAAAATCGATTATGATGATGAAGAATGGACAGTCGACGATGTCGCAAACTTCGATGTAGATAGATATAAAGACACCTATGTAAAAGTCATTATTAAGAATCGTACGAACGCTTACCTGTACGATATGTTTATGAATAGGTTAAGTGAATGTGGTGCAGTTGATGTAAAAGCAATTGACGATAACTTAAACCTCGAAACAATTGGTGATGATGAAATACTTGATGAAACAAAAGACACTGCCGAACTCCTTTCGGATTATATCGAATCTATCGATACTCAAGTTGACAAGGGTAAAGTAAAACGTGTAATAGATGATTTATATCATGAGGCGATGAATTTATAATGAGAATAAACTTTAAGAAAGTAAAATACAAAAACATATTATCAACAGGAAATACATTTACTGAAATCGATTTAGGTGATAAGCCTACCACATTGATTAGTGGTTCAAACGGTTCTGGTAAAAGTACATTACTCGACGCAATCACGTTTGGTCTATATGGTAAACCGTTTCGTAAAGTAAACAAAGCTCAGCTCATTAACTCTATCAATCAGAAAGGTATGTTGGTTGAGATTTACTTTACTGCAGGTGGAAATAACTTTATGGTTAAGCGTGGTATGAAACCTAACATCTTTGAGATTTATAAAGATGGTGTGATGATTAACCAGGATGCTGCCAAGAGAGATTACCAAGAACACTTGGAGAGTAATATCCTAGGGATTAATTATAAATCCTTTAATCAGATTGTCGTGCTTGGAAGTGCAACGTATGTTCCCTTTATGGAATTACCTGCTCAACAACGTAGAGAAATCATCGAAGATTTACTTGACATTCAAGTCTTTAGTACAATGGGCCTATTAGCAAAAGACCAAATGAATTCAAATAAAAACGATATCAATGAGAACCAATACAAATCAGAAGTTGCTGAAAGTAATATAGCACTCGTAAAAGAAAATAACGATGCTATTCGTAAGATTAAAGAAGTAGAAGTCGATAAGATTAAAGAGAAGATGGTTGTACATATTGATGCTGTCGAAGAAAAGAATAAAATCATCGATGCTCAAGATGAAATTATCAAAACTCTTTATGATGATATATCAGACAAACCCGACGAGAAACAAAAATTCCAAGATGCTACTGACAAGAGAACAGAACTTGAACGTGATAGGTTAGCATTAGAAAAAGAATTATCTTTCTACGAACATAATGATGATTGCCCTACATGTAAACAGGGTATTGCTCACGATTTTAAAGAAGAAATTACCACGAATCGAAATACACAAAAAGTTGAGATTGAAAAAGGTTTAGTTGATATTGCTGACGTTATTAAAACACATCAAGACAGACTGAACTCAATCTCAAAAATAGAAGAACAAATCCAACAAGTAAACTTTAAAATCTCAGAATATAGAGCTGAGATTAAGATGTCTAAGAACGCTCTAAAGTCTATGAAGACTGAATTAGAAAATGCTGAACGTGAAGTTGAAGAGGTCGACATTACATCTCTACAAAAACATGAATCAAAACTTGAAAAGCTCGTAGAACAACGTAAAGAATTATTAGACCATCATGAAGTATTAGGAATTGTAAGAACAATTCTACAAGACGGTGGAATCAAAGCGAGAATCATCAGTCAATATATTCCTGTTATGAATAAACTTATCAATAAGTATTTAGCAGCATTTGACTTATTCGTTGATTTCCAACTAGACGAAAACTTTAATGAAGTGATACGCTCAAGATTCAGAGATAAATTTACCTATGCATCTTTTAGTGAAGGTGAAAAATTACGTATCACTCTATCAATTATGTTAGCATGGAGAAGTGTTGCTAAACTACGTAACTCAGTATCCACTAACTTATTAATACTCGATGAAACATTAGATGGTGCACTCGATGGTGTAGGTATCGAAAGTTTGATTGAGACACTACACAGTCTAAACAGTGACGATAACATATTTGTTATCTCTCATCGTGGAGACCAGTTTGCAGATAAATTTGACACATCTCTCAAGTTCGATAAGATTAAAAACTTTAGTGAACTTGCTGCATAAAGTAGTTGACATTTCACGGTACCTGTGTTATAATGGTACCTCTAACAAAAGTAGATTATGACAATGACTTCATTTTACACTTCCGTAGAACGCTACGGTAAGAATATTTTATGGCGAGGATATGAGAACGGTAAACGTTTCTCGTATCGTGTTCCATTTAAACCCACACTATATCTTCATACACCAAAGAAAGGTGGTGACTTCAAGTCGTTGATTGGTGGTAAAAGTCTACATCCTCAAAAGTTTGGTGAAATGCGTGAAGCTAAAAACTTTATTGAAGAGTATAAAGGTGTCGCTGGTTTCGAAGTATTTGGTTCAACAAACTTCGTTACACAATTCATTCAAGAACATTACCCAGAAGAAGTAAGATTTAATATTGCTGATGTGAACATCGTATCTTTCGATATTGAGGTTGACATTCGTGATGGATTCGCAGATATTGAACAAGCAAATAATGAAATTACTTCTATCGCATATAAATCATCAAAGTCTAAAAAGTACTTCCTACTTGGTCGTAAAGATTATGATAAAACAAAAACGATAACTGGTATTGACCCAGATAATATCGTATTCGCAAAATTCGATACTGAAGCTCAATTGCTCCAAGGATTTATTAAACTATGGACTGCTGACTATCCAGATATCGTGACTGGTTGGAACGTAGAATACTTTGATATACAATACATCGTAACACGTATTATAAGACTACTTGGTGAAGAATCCGCAAAGAAACTTTCTCCTTGGAAATCGATTGACCAAAAACGTAGAGAGGTATTCGGTAAAGTTCAAGCAACATACAAAATTTCTGGTATGTCTGTTATTGACTATATGGATGCGTTTAAAAAGTTTGGTTATAAGTATGGTCCACAAGAATCATATAAACTTGACCACATCGCTCATGTTATTCTTGGTGAAAAGAAACTTGATTATTCTGAATACGGTTCATTGACTGCTTTATATGACGAAAACCCACAACTCTATCTCGACTATAACTTAAAAGATACACACCTCATTCAAAGAATGGAAGAAGAAACATCTCTTCTCGCGTTGGTAATGACTGTTGCTTATGGTGGTGGTGTAAACTATAATGATGCATTTGGTACTGTGGGTATTTGGGAATCTACAATTTATCGTAGACTCATTGCTGACAAAGTTGTTCCTCCAGTTAAAGATTCGCCTGGTCAACGTATGGGTGAACTCGTTGGTGGTTACGTAAAAGACCCAAAACCAGGAATGTATCCTTGGGTTGTATCATTTGACTTAAACTCTCTGTATCCTCATTTAATGTTGCAATACAATATGTCACCTGAAACATATCTTCCTAATGAACGTGAAGTTGTAACACAAGACATGGTACTCAATGGTGAGTTTAAAAATACGAATACAAATATGTCGGTTGCTGCAAATGGTGTTTGTTTTAGAAACGATGAAGTTGGTATTATTCCAAGTATCATTGACGAATACTATAATAATCGTTCTGTGATTAAGAAACAAATGATTGCAGTTGAACAACAATTCGAAGTTGAAACTGACCCTGTTGAAAAGAAAAGACTGAAACGAGAAATGAATCAACTTCATAATTCTCAAATGTCAATCAAAATTGCTATGAACTCTCTTTATGGTGCGACAGCAAATATCTACTTCTTATACTATATTAACGAAATGGCTGAAGCAATCACTACATCTGGTCAGTTAAGTATTCGATATGCTCAAAAATCTGTAAATGATTATCTCAACAAGATACTCAACACGAAAGATAAAGATTATATCGTATACATTGATACTGATTCAATTTACGTAAACTTTGGTCCATTCATCAAAGAAGTATTCGGTACAGTAGACATTGACCGTAAGCAAGGTGAAGAATTCTTAGATAAAGTATGTTCTACTAAAATCGAACAAATCATCGAACAAGGATATGAAAAACTTGCAAATGACATGGGTGCATATCGAAACGCGATGGTTATGAAACGTGAAAAGATTACTGACCGTTCAATCTTTATCGCAAAGAAAAGATATATCCTTAATGCTTTGAATAGTGAAGGTGTTCACTATGAAGAACCAAAAGTTTCTGTTACTGGTTTAGAATCAGTTCGCTCATCGACACCTGAAATATGTCGTGAAAAGATGAAACAAATCTTTAAGGTTATCTTGTCTGGTGATGAAACAGAAACACAACAATTTATTGCGAAGTTCCGTGATGAATTTCGTAGCTTACCTCCCGAAGATATTGCTAAAACTTCGGGCACAGACAATATCAATAAATACATGAGTAAGGAAACTCTATATAGAAAAGGATGTCCAATGCATGTTCGTGGTTGTATTCTCTACAATCACTTCCTTACACAGAAAAAACTCGATAAGAAATACGAAAAGGTTCAATCAGGTGACAAGATAAAATTCATTTATCTTAAAGTGCCTAATCCTATTCGTGAAAATATGATATCGTTCCCCGGTGTACTTCCTAAAGAATTAGGACTCGACAAGTATATTGATTATGATACTCAATTCGATAAAGTGTTCTTAGGACCAGTCGAAAACATTATTGAACCTCTGGGTTGGAAATCCGAAAAAGTAAATACAATTGAGGACTTTTTTACATGAAAATATGTGTAGTCACAAACTTTAGAACTGGAAGTACCAGTTTTACGTTATTAAAAGCAGACGAATATAATGCACCTTATAAAGGTGAAATGTTTACGTTCTATCCAAGACCTTATGGACTAGGTGCAGCAAAAGCACAATGGCAAATCGTAAATTACTTTGAAGATTGTACAGACGAAGAAAAGACACGCTTACAATCAACAGAATTATTTGTTAATCAACTTGAGCAAGGACACTCATGTTGTTTTAAACTTATGCCTGGTCAATTAGTCGATGAAGAACTCAGAGATAGAATGTTTAAATCAATGGATAAGATTTATTATCTTTATCGTGAAGACTTTGCAGCTCAAGCTAAGAGTTGGATTGCGGTAAGACAACAAGACCATTTGGATTTTGCGAGAACAGGATTCGTAAGAGATGAATGGTTAGAAAGACAATATTTAGAAAAAGCAGCAGAAAGACAAAAGGTACTTCACCTAGGAACACTAGGTAAAGGTGAAACTGTTCGACATCATATCGATTTTGGTCAAAGACCAGCAGCAGGACCAAATGAAACTGAAAAGCGCTTAATTAATCAATTAATAGAAGGATACGAATGGATGGGTGAAATGTATAAAAAGTATCCTGGTGAACTTGTAAGAATGGAAGATTATTTTACTGACGAAAAGTATAATCCTTATAATAGGGAAATCACTTGGGCAGTAGAACCAGAAATTCCAGATTTTATCCCAAGTAAATGTTTTGAATAAAACAGTTGACAAATGCGCTATTATGTGTTATAATAGCCAAAATTTAAGGAGAACACTATGAGTGATATCAATATCGTAAGATTATCAACAGGTGAAGAAGTAGTAGCTAAAGTTTCATATGATAAAGGATTCTATACTTTAACAGATGCAATTCTATTAGTTCCTGCAGGTGAAGGAAAAATTGGAATGGTTCCATTTGTACCTTACGCTAAAAGAGGTCCAGTTGTAATCGGAGAAGCTCACGTAATGTTTATGGTTGAACCTTCAGATGAACTTAAGAAACAAGTTGTCGAAGTCACCAGTGGAATCGCATTACCAGGCAATTCAGGATTAAAATTAGTATAGGAGAAACTATGGTAGTAATATATGGCAAAGAACAGTGTGCCTATTGTACGATGGCAAAAAATCTTTGTGAACAGAAAGGGTTGGAGTACCAATACAAAATGTTAAATGAAGATTATACTCCACCAGAATTTTTTGACTTATTCCCAGGTGCTAGAACATTCCCTCAAATTGTTGTTGATGGAAAGCACGTTGGTGGATTCAACGAACTAAAGGAAAGTTTATAATGAAATATTTAATTGTAATTGCAGCATTACTTATCTCTAATACAGCTAATGCTGAAGATAGATTTGCACCTATTCGTTCAACAATGAATACTTGTGCAGCTTGCCACGGACCTCAGGGTCAAGGTGGAATCGGTCCTAAATTACAAGGACAATCTGCTGATGAAATCATTTCAAAATTATTAGCATATAAAAATAAAGAAGTTGTAGGACCACAATCTGCAATGATGTGGCCGACAGCAGGTATGCTATCTGAAGGTGATATTGGTATGATTGGTGTTTATATTGCACAAGGATATCCAAATGAGTAGAAACTGGGTAGAAGACATTCACAACATGCAAACGAAATATAAAACTCGTGAATGGGTTTGGGATAATCGTGATGATGTTGAGAAGCTTAAAAAGTTTTTAGAATTTAGAATTAATTTTCTTGAGGAAGAACTAACTGAAACGAAGAAAGCGTTTAAGGAAGGAGACCCTGAAGAAATAGTCGATGGATTAATCGACCTATGTGTTGTTGCCATAGGAACACTTGATGCTTATGGCGTTAATCCACATGAAGCATGGGATAGAGTTCTCAATGCTAATATGGCAAAAGAAGTTGGTGTGAAAGAATCTAGACCTAATCCCTTAGGTGTTCCAGATTTAGTAAAACCTGAAGGTTGGGAAGCTCCTAATCACGAAGGTAACCACGGCCTCTTCTTAAAGAATTTATTTAATGGGAGAATAGAATGAAAGAGCCAATCGTAAACGCTCTAGTAGCGAAATATAAAGCTCAAATTGCAGAGCATAAAGTAAATATTGATGTATTGTTAGAAAAACAAGTGGGTGTCGCAGAACATCCTGGTATTATCGAAACAATCGATTTAGAAGTTACAAAACTTGCTGAAGCTGAAGATAAACTTTACATCGTTGAAAACAATTTCGTTATTAAACCACAACCAAGACTTCCGTAAAAAGTTGCACTTTTTTCACAAAAACAGTTGACATTTACGAAAAACTATAGTATAATATACTAGATTGTTGGGAATAGGCTATGACGGCGAGACGAAAGTTTAGGACCCACGACGGTAACGAACCAACAATCACCTTGGTAGAGGGAATACTGCTCCTAATATGGAACCCCTGAAACACCAACAGATATACCAAGCGACGAAAGTTTCGAGGTATATCAACCGAGTGAAAGTAAGGAACACCAAAACGGACAACCTCTGCCGAGACCTATATGTGACCTAGTTGATGGTCATTGAACTAACTTATAAATCGGAGTAGAAACGATTATGGAATATAACGTAAAAGTAATGTCTGCGCAAGAGATTGTAGACCTTCTTAATACGGGAAAATTAAATCCCGACCCAATTGGCCAGAGACCTCCCGTCTCTTCCGGCGTAAAAAAATCAATCGCAATTATCAAAGGACTCATGTCCGGTTATGGTGCTGGAATGTTAACCATTCGAGACATTCGCAATGATGTCGAAGCACAAAAGATTTATGGTTGTGATTATCTTGTAATTGATGGCGGACACCGCTGTCGAGCTCTTAAAGCTTACTATACTGGAAAGATTCTCATCGATGGTGAGAAATACATTGATTCAGATTTTAATCTGAGTGATGTCGATATACCAGTTGACGTAAGAGTATGTACTTCTTCTGAAGCTTCACGTCTATTTAGAAATATCAACACGACAACACCAACCAACTTTATGGAAATGGTAATGTCTGATGAAGAATCTAAAGTGTGTGAGTATATACGTAGAAAAACTTCGTATGTACGCGAGTATTCTAATGAACCACATCCGTTGTTCGAAAAACAAATTAAACCTGATGGTAAAGTTGTTGTGCCAAACTGGGTTGATGACCAACCCAACCCAAGACGTAGATGGGACGAGTTTGTTGCTATCGCAATAATCCGTTCTATGGGTAAAGGTTTAGTTGATGCTGGTCAAACAGAAATCGAAACACTATGTCGTGAAGATAATGAGATTCCTAAAACTGTACAATCAAGAGTAGACGATTTCTTAGACGCTGCTTTAAAATTACGTGTATTCCGTAAGTTTGGTTTAAATGACGCAATCTTCTCGGCTTTTTCTGTGTATTACTTTGGATTGGTTGAACAATTCGATAAGTTTAAAATTGATAATGATGAGGACTTCTTTAAGTTCTTTATGAAAACTTATACACTACTTACTGGCAAAAATGATACGTCTCTCGAAAAAGAAACGATTGAATACAATGATACCACCTTCTTTGTTAAGGAATTTGTCAGAAAGTATCGAAGACACTCAGCTGCAGGTAATGCACAGAAACTTGTATATAAACAGTTTACAATTCACGGAAACTGTGATATAATACCAGATGGAATTACGGTTTTAGATACGAAACGTTCTCTAGGTAAACTCGATAGAGAAGAAGCATTAGCAGCACAAGGTTATGTTTGTGCAATTGATGGAAAACCTTTAGAACTTGACGATGCCGTATTTGGACATGATACTCCTTGGTCACAAGGTGGTAAGAGTGTAATTGAGAATGGTGCGATGGTAAGAAGCGAACATAACAGAAACATGGGAACTCTTACTCTCGATGAATATAAAATGATTTTAACTATGAGGGAAACTAATGCCTAAAAATAATAACCCCGAAGCGGTCAACGTTCTTCAAGAATGTATCGACCTTCAGTTGAAAAAATCTAGGGATTATCAGAATCCTAATTCAACTGTACAACAAGCACAATACTATCCTAATGGTATTGTAACTATTCACGATATCATGCATGCAAAAATGCTACGTATGAAATCGGTTATGGAAGCTATGCAAAGTGATGATTATAATCCAAACTTCGAATCTCTTGAAGATTCAGCAAAAGATTTAATTAACTATGCGAGTTTCTTTGTTTCATTTTGTCGTGGTAAAATACCAGGCCAAGATTCCCGCAATGATGCATTTAATAAGAGGACTAAATAATGAGTAATGTGATTATACCTTCAAGTGATGAAGATAAGAAAAGAATTAAAGGTGCTATGGAAGAAATGAGTAATTCATTTACTAGAGTAGAAGCCGAACGTGATTTTCAAAAAGAAGCAATTAATGCCTTAGCTGACGATGTAGATATTCCTAAAAATATTCTACGTAAAATGGCTAGGATTTATCATAAACAAAATCTACCAGCAGTTGTAGCTGAACTAGATGATATTGAAACACTATTGGAAACAATTTAATGTTAAGAGTTAGAGATATTCGTAATCAAATCGTAACTGATTTTCTTCAAGGTGATTGGGTTATTGATAGAACAGGTGCTAAGACTGTTGAAGTCATTGGTGCCACATTTATTGCTGATGAAGATTATGTTATTCGTAAACCAGCTTATGAATACATCAAACGTGAATTGCGTTGGTATGAAATGCAATCACTGTATGTTGATGACATCCCTGGTGAAACTCCACAAATTTGGAAAGACATCTCATCTGAAGAAGGTAAGATTAATTCAAACTATGGTTGGTGTATCTATTCTGATGAGAATGGTAATCAATACCAAAAAGTAAAACAAGAATTAAAGTCTAATCCAAACTCAAGACGTGCGACAATGATTTATAATCGACCAAGCATGCATACTGATTTTAACAAAAATGGTATGAACGATTTTATGTGTACTTATGCTAATACGTTCTATATCAGAAATAATAGATTAGTTTCGCATTATATTATGCGTTCAAACGACGCAGTCTTTGGTTATAATAATGATTATGCTTGGGCAAAACACGTTCAAGAAAGACTTGCAAATGACTTAGGTGTTGAAGTTGGTGAATTAATTTGGACCGCTTCTAACTTTCACGTATACGAAAGACACTTTAATTTTATACAGGAATATATTGATGGCAATAAAGGTTGAAGTTACAGATGAACAATGTGATGAAATTGTGGTTGAAAGTCTTAATAATGCAATTGAACATTTCGAAGAAGCGTTCGAAGACAGAGCAAATGACGATGGTGGTTTAAACTACGCTCATTTCTCAACTAACATTCAAGAAGATTTAGCTGAAATACAAAAACACATTGAAGCATTTAAAACAGTGAAAAGTTATTATGTATAAATGGGATTCAAGATTCCTTAATATAGCGAGAGAAATCTCAACTTGGAGTAAAGACCCATCTAAAAAAATTGGTGCAGTATTCGTATCTGATGAACGTAGAATATTAGCAACTGGTTATAATGGGTTTCCTCAAGGTATTGGAGATAGTGAAGATAGGTATTTAGATAGAGATATCAAATATGCATATGTAGTACATGCTGAGAAGAACGCAATATATAATGCTACATATCACGGAAT